TTCTCCCGTGGGTCCCGTCCCGATCGAGGGGGTGGGGGGCCCTCAAATCGTTCAACTCTTGATTGATGCATCCGTACCACCCCACCCCCCCCCACGGCACACGAGGCGAGGCGCACGAGGCCGAGCGGAGGAGGCCGAGCCAGGGCAGGGCAGGGCAGGGCAGGCAGGGCCCACGAGGCGAGGCACGGCACACGAGGAGCGCAGGACATCCGAGCCCATGAGGCAGGATCGAGCCAGCCGCACGCCACACCAGAGCCGAGCCACCACGGAGCGCAGGCCAGTAGCAGCAGCCGAGGCACGGCAGGCCAGCAGCAGCGGCCCCGCCAGAGGACAGCGGCAGCCAATCACTCGTGAGTTGTTTCCAGCGATCCACCCGCCCGCCCATCACATCGAGCACGACGCCGAGCCACCACGGAGCGGAGCCCGGGCAGGGGCACAAGGCAGTCCCATCCCGAGCGACTCGCACCGAGCGCAGGCGAGGCAGGCAGACAAGAGGAGAAGCCCAGCCGCCCGAGCGAGGACGACGCCAACGGCAGGCCCAGCCGACGACGCGACCAGGGCGACGCCCGCCAACCACAGCACAAGAGGATCGAGCCCGCCGCCCATCCATACCGAGCGACCAAAAGCCAATGACAGCCCGAGGCAGGACAGCACACCAGACGCCACACCAGAGGCCACCAGAGGCCGCAGGAGACGCGCAAGGCAGGCAGGCCACCAGAGACAGCAGCGGCCCACGGCAGAGCGGCAGGAGGCCGCACAAGAGCCCGAGGAGCAAAGCCAACCAGCCTAAGAGACAAGAGCAGGAGGCACACAAAAGAAGAGAGCCCGCCGCCCACAAGGACGACAGGCCGAGCGGCACGGCAGGAGCAGCCGCCCGAGCCCACCGCACACCCCCGCAAAGACACCGCCCACCGAAGACAACCCGTGAAGTTGTCGTGAAAACCTATTGACGTATCTATTGGATACCTATACATTTGACAGCAGAGCGGCAGACCAGCCGCCACAACGACGCCGCACGAGCGGCAGACAAGGAGCCGAGACCATGAGCAAGACCTACGAAGCCAACCAGCAGCGCAGCGAGGCAGCAAACAGGGCGTTTTGGTCATTCATGGAGGCATACGCCGAGGCCATCGGAGAGCGCCCCACCGAGGACGACCCCGAGACCCGCGCAGCGTGCGCAGTTTCGCGCGCTTGCATCGGCTACGCCACCGCCACCGACGACGACCGCGCGACCGTCTCCGCAATGGTCGAGGCCATCGCAGACCGTTGGACGCAGGACCACGAGCCGCGCGATCTTTTCGCCGAGCTTGCAGAGTATGAGGCAGAGGCCGAGGCACTAGCGACCGCCGCCCCCGCCCCCACCTACCAGCGTTACGAGCTTGAGGCGTTTTTGGGCGAGCCCGACGACTACGACGTCGAGGCGATCGAGGCCGAGGCCACCGCGTACGACCCCAAGACCGGCCGCACCGTCTGGACCGCTTTTGGTGACGACCTTGCAGCCATCGCCGAGCGCCACGAGCTTTACAGCTACGCCCCCGCCATCTAAGCCAACCAGCGCGCAGGGCCCCGCGCTCGAATAGGGCCCGCCCCGTAAGCGGCAACAGCCACAGGAAGGAAGTCACAGAAATGAGCATCATTACCACGACCTACACCGAGCGCAAGACCATCACGACCGACGACGCCGGAAACGTCACCATCACAACCAGCCACGCCGCCCACACCAGCAGCGAATATCTCTTTAACGAGCTCGCCGAAGAGGCAAAGGCCCGCGCAATCTCGGACGCCATCGAGGAGGAGCAGCGCACCGCTTACGAGTGGGGAAGCCAGACGTATTTCACGACGGAGGAAATTCTTGATTGTGCGCACGACCTCGGAAAGCAGCAGCCCGTAGAAATCTCGCAGGACTACGGATGCAGTTGGTACGGCACCGCCCGAGGCACTAACTACTATTGGCACCACCCCGCAAAGTGGGAGGAAGTCACCGAGGCCACCGACAACGGCATTTGTTGGTCCATGGACATGTGCGACGCCTGGAACAGGTACGCCCCTCGGATCATCGCACTACAGGAGGCCCACGAGGAGGCCACCGAACAGGCCGACGTTTTTTGGTCCATCGTGAGTGACGCAAACTGGACCAAGTACTATGCAGAGACCGACGCCGAACGCGAACGCCTCGAAGCCATCGAGGACGCCGCCACCGAAGCCGCCGGAGAAATCGAGGACATGCGCGACAGGATCGAGGACGCCGCCGAGGAACTCACCGAGGAGGCCGCGCGCGCAGTCGGTGACACCGTTGACGGATTGATCGAGGCCGAGCGCGACTACTACAGCAGCGAGGAGTTTTGGCGCGAGTGGCTCAAGGACGGAGATGACCGCTACACCCGCGAGGGCGAGCGCATCTAGCAGAGCGCCCGCCGAGTAGGGCACGCGAGCCGCCAGCCCGCGCGCCCGTCCCGTTGGATACTCACCAGAAAGGAGCACCGACCATGAAACGCCATTACTACGCAGTATTTCACCCCGCCAACATCTTTAACCCCAAGGCGATCAACCGCGCGACCCTTTACCGCTACGACACCGCCAAGCAGCGCGCCGAGGACATCGAGCGAGTAAACGCCCAGACCGAGCAGGAAGGCCCGCTATACGGCAACAAAACCATAATGACAGCCGTTTCCAGCAAGCAGGCGCGCGAAATGTTCCCCGGCGCGTTTAGTCCCGCCGCCGTAGTTTGGCGCAGCTGGTCAGACGGAGACCGCCATTTTAACCGCCCGTTTTGGCGTGACTACGAGGACGGAACGCAGGAGTACACCGGCAAAGTTGGGAAGTAATCCCCCCGTTTTCTATTGCGTACCCGTTAGGTACGTGATACTATATCCACAGGGAGCAGAGGCCCCCAAGGACGAGCGGCAACAGCCGCAGAAAGGAGCGCCAACCATGCGCAGGAGCAACAGCAAAGAGACCAGGCGAGCCGTAGAGGCCTACGTACTCGAAGAGCTGGACAACCGCCGCGACAACTACGACGACCCCGACACCATGCACCCGGTTTCGTGGGCATTCGGAATTTTGCGCAGCGAAATGCGCTATCAGTCGGACCAGACCGAAACCGGCTACCCCATCCATGGGGAAGGCCTCGCAGCCAAGTATCACAAGGCCGGCCGCTATGGTTTCATCACGGCAGATACGCCGTACTGGGTTATGTTCCTCGCAGTTTCGGCCGGTTGTTTTGATTGTGACTACTACGCACAGCGTAAGGCCGTAGCCTCATGGATGGACGAGACCCCCGAGGAGGCCGAGCGTTACAGCAATGAGGACGTTTACAAGCGTTACCGCCACATGACCGCGAAGGCGTTTGAACGCCTTTACGAGCGCGAGCAGCGCAACAAGTAGCACCAGCCCCGACAAAGCAGCAACAGCCGCAGGAAAGGACAGAAGGAAATGAAGACCCCGAAACCGCAGCCCGTGACCATCCGCCCGTATGGAGGCCGTTTCAATCGGTCCATGTTTGCCGAGAACGACAACGGAACCGCGCGCATGCTTTACGATATCGCCATTTACGACGCCGCCGGCATTGTCTGCTATATCGACTATTACAGCTTTAGCAAGCTGGAAGACGTGACCGAGGCCGAGCCCGTAAGGATGAATATCCCCATCACTTGGAAGACCTTCCAGAAGCCCGACTATACCGAGCCCCGCGCGCACTTTGTCGCCCACATCGACGCCGGAACCCGCAAATATGTTTTGCTCATACCCGCCGAGGCCGTGACCGTCACCAAGGGTAACCGCATTATCAGCCGCCCAATAGGGCAGGTAGAGCAGCTTTACACCGTCGAGGAAATCCCGGCGAAGTTTAGCGCGACCATTGTTCACCCGTTCGACCGCTACGCCATCGTTCACGAGCTCGAAGCCCTCCAGAAGTCAGCATATACCACCCTCACCGCCGACGAGATCACCAAGCCACACAACCGCGAGCGCATCGCGCAGTTTGTCGCAAGGCTCGAAGAGTATCAGGCCGAGGCCGAGCGCATCCAGACGGAGAGCGCCGACGAGTATTTGCAGGAATGCAACGCAGAGAACCCGCGTTTTGACTTTGTCGGCTACTTTCAGCGCATCGCCAACGCCTAGCGCCACCCGCTAGCGCACGAGGCCCAGCGCCCCGCGCGTTAGCTAGTAGGCACTGCAAAGGAGCGGCGAGCAGCCGCAGAGAGGAGAACCCAATGAGCTACCAGAACGAACTAACAAAGCAGCAGGAACGCAATTTTAGACGCCGTTGCCGTTTCACCGCATGCGGCGAGCCCTGCGACGTATTCGAGGGCCCCAGCGACCCCGACGACAGCACCGCGCGAGATGTCATGTTCATGACCATCAACCGCAACACCAAGACCGGCGCCGCATGGATCGAGGCCACCAGCTACATTTACGCCGACCCTACCGACGAAATCAGGCCCGACTATCTCAAGTTGTGCCGCAAGATTGACGAGGCCGACGCCCGCGAGATTATCGCGCAGGAGTTGCGCCGTTGGGCATCCATGCCAGAAGGCACCGTAGTCGGATGGACGCCCGAGCAGATCGCAGCAGAGGCCGACCGCATCAGTAAGCAGGCATAGCAGCCACCAGGAGACGCCGCAGGAGCGGCAGAAAGAGAGGGAACACCATGACACGCCCCGCAGACTTGACCCAGTGGAGGGACCGCACAGAAGCGCCCGTGATCGTATGGACTTACACTGGCGTTTGGGAGCTTTTGCCCGTAGCTGTTGACACCGTAGGGCCCGAGGCCGACGAGTACGACCAAATAACCCGCGCATGGTATGCGGCAGGGTATTACCAGACCCGCGAAGACATAGAGGCCGAGCACGCCGACGACCTCACCCCCGAGCAAATCGAGGAGCTTTACCAGCGCGGAGACGGCAGCGCCGAGGCCGCAGGGCTACCGGCCGAGTTTTACGCCGAAGGATGCAATGAGGACGGCAGCGACGCAATTATTTACATAGACGAGGCGACCATATACGACACCCGCCGCCCCGTCACGCTCGAGGAGGCAGCGCCCGCGATGTATCCCGAGGACCTCGAGGAAATACGCGAGCTAATCGCAGCCGCCCGCGCGGAATACGACTGTTAACCCGCTACCACAGGCACCCGCCCCGCGCAGGTGCCTAGACTAGCGCGCTAACAGGTAGCACGCAGAGAAGCGGCAGCAGCCGCAGAGAGGAGTGCCAACCATGAAGGAATACACCCACGACGGAGAGCCCATTACAAAGGCCCTCGCAAGCCTCAATCACCAGTGCCCCGCCAGCCTCGCAGGTTTGGCCGTTTGCATCACTGGGATTGTTCCAGGTTTCAAAGGCCGTCAGGCAGAGGACGCAGCAGAGCGCCGAGGAGCCCGCACGACCAAGAACGTCAGTAGCCGTACCGCGCTTTTGGTCATCGGCCACAACGCAGGCCGCGACAAGATCAACCGCGCGCAGCAGTACGACACCCCCACGATAACCGCCCGCGAGTTTCTCGCCTACGTGTAAGCCACGACGCCGCAACAGCAGCAGAAAGGAAGCAACAGCCATGAAGAGGAGCACCAGCACCGTTTACCAGTTGACCCCCGACCAGCTCGAAGAACTCGCGCAATCCTATCTCACGGAGCACTATCACGAGTACAACCCCGACGCCGCCGAGCTCGAAGGCCCCAGCTATGGAGAGTTAGCCGCCGCGCTCGACATCGTAGGCCGCGAGACCCTCGAAGAGGAGTACAGCGGCACAACGTTTACCGTCGACGACTTCTTTTGCACCGCCCCGCAGCCGGAGCGCTACGAGGTCCGCCAGGTGGACGCGTATCTGTACGACGATTGTTGGACCTATAACACGACGTACCACATTGGCACGTTTGCCACGTTTGCCGAGGACATCCCGCGCGCCATCCGCTACTATCTGAAATCGCAGGGAGTCACGTTTGCGCCGCACGCGACCCGCACCGAGTACGACGGAGACGTTTACGAGATCACCGACCGCAAGACCGGCGAACCGCTGTTTGTTGCGATCCCAGAGGAGGTGTAACAAATGGCATTCTTTATCTTTATGTTGTTCCTGCTGTCGCCCCTCATCACACTGACAGCCGCGTTTCTGTATGCAGTCTATTGGGCTTGCCACAAGTAGCCAACCACAGCAGCACGCACCAGGGCCCCGCGCAAGTGGGGCCCGCCACCATGAGAGGATCACGACCGATGGAGTACGAGACCATTCAACTACTCGACACCGACGAGGAGACCGGCGAGGCACTTTACTCCGTTCGCATCCTTACCGGCGATGTCGTTTCGGTCATAGTCGTCGCAGATGGTACAGAGCTTTTTAGCGACGATTGGCAAGGCAACCAGCCGCAGACATTCGAGGAGTTGCGCACCCGTTACGACTATCTGAGATGGTATCCAGGGGAGCAACTCGGATTTTAAGCAGCGATCGCAAGGAGGCCCCGCGCAAGTGGGGCCCCTTTTTTGTGCGGAGCCCGTTCGCACCGAGCCAACCAGAGCCCGCAGGACGCCCGCGCGCCTCGACATGGAGCAAGCACCAACAGAGGCACGGAGCCACGCCGAAATCGCCCGCAGAGCGCCCCAGACGCCGCCCGCCTCGACCACGCCCCGCCCATCTTGCGCAGACCCGGCACCGCCTCGACCTCGACCGACCAGCCGCCGCCTCGATCGTCACCGCACCGGCCAACCCGCCCGCCCCGCCGCCCGACAGCGACCAGGGCGCCGACCCCGCCCAGCGGCATACTTTTAGGGCATTTTTCAGTTGTGGCCGTTTTTTCAGCGAACCCGAAAACCCGCTATGATGCGCGCACAAGCTACTCTCAAAAATTTCAGCGCCGTTTTTTTCAGCGAAGCCGAAAAGTCGCTATGATGCGCACGCGAACTACTCCAAAAAGTTTTCGGCCCGTTTTTTCAGCGGGCCGAGAATTCCGCTATGATGCGCGCGCAAGCTACTCAGAAAGTTTTTCCAGCGGCTCGGGAAACCCGTCATGATGCGCGCGCGAACACCCCAGAGTTACCGCATGGCCGTTTTTTCAGCGACTTCCGAAACCCGCTATGATGCGCGCGCGAACTACTCAGAAACATGTTGCGTATCCATTGGGCACGTGCTATGATTGCACCGACGTTGCAAGGAGCAGCAGATTGGAGGCCAATGATGGCACGCTGGATTGACTACGAACCATATGCGGACAGGAGCGTCGCGGAGTTCCGCGCGAAGCGTGAGCTGTGCGGGCTCTCGCTGTACGACGTCGCCGACGAGCTCGGAGTCGCGGTGAACACCGTGAAGCGATGGGAGAACCCGAACTACTTCCCGCCATCCCCCGCCGCGTGGAGGTTCATCGACCGCGAGTACGACAAGCACTGCGATGCCGTCGAGGAGGCCCTGCAACAGGCGCTTGCGACCGCTGGCGACGGTCCGATTGTGGTGCACTGGCACCGAAACGGCATGCGCGGGGTGTCGGACGCGCAGGTGGGCGTGCACAACGCCGTCGCACGCGCGGTTGCGGAGTCGCTGATGACGCTCGGGCGCGAGGTGAAGTTCATGTGGTCGGACCCCGCAGCCGAGGAGGCGCAGCGCGCGGCGACCTCGGATTTCTACCGCAGGAGCGACCCCGACCTGTTCTAGGATTTTTCACAAGCCCCCGCCACTGGTGGGGGCGATTTCTTTTTCAGGCATCCAGCGCAGGCGATTTCGTTTTTTCTTTCTTTTGCCCCAGCGATTTTGATTTTGGTTCGGTTTTGCCTGACGCGATTTCGATTTCGATTTGATCTGTGCGATTTCGATTTCGTCGACATTCTTCTCTTGGTTATTTTGCCAGCAAGTGATTTGCCCACAGCCATTTTGGTCACAAAGAAAGCCCCGACCCTCACGTGGAGAGCCGGGGCTGATTCTTTTGCTTACGTCTCTATGGCTGGATTTTGGATTTTCCTACAGCTCTATCCCCCGCAGGATTTCCAGCACATCCTCGGTCCTGTAGTGGTGCATCTCGCCGTCCACGTTGAACACGATTTCCTTGAAGCCCTGCGCCTGATCGCAGATTTCGTCCAGCTTGGTCATGTCGATGACGATCGAGCTTGGCGGCGGGATTTCGATGACGTGGCCGCAGAAGGTTTTCACGGTGTCGTTCATATCGCCAGCCTGCCCTGCTCGGGTCCGTCGTGCCTCGTGTTGAACAGCTCGATTGCCTCCTGCTCGCTGTGCGCGATGCTCGGGCCAGTCGCCTTGCAGTTCTTGCAGCGCACGAAGTAGGTGTTCTCGCGGTACCAATAGGCGGTTTCCAACTGCTCCTTGCCGCAGTATATGCAGAAGCCGTCAACTCTCACGCTATCACCTCCAATATCTTTGCAGCCTGTTTAGGAGTGAGGTTGAACACCTCCATCGTCAGACCCATGATCGGCTCGTTTAGATGTTCTGGCCGACTGTCACGTTCGGCCACATACTCCATTACACGGCAGCTCTTGAAGAAGACGCAGCAGTTCGCCCTGACGTGCTCTATCCCACGCCCGTCAAGCATGTCCGATAGCTCGTCCAACTTGCTCATGCTGTCTCCAACCTACGCTTGATTATCTCTACGTACTCTGGCTCGCGCTCTATGCCGATGCAATCCCTGCCGAGCATTTTCGCGGCGACCAAGGTGGTACCGCTGCCAGCGAACGGGTCAAGTACCACCCCCCCCTCTGGGGTGACGAGCGTAACCAGCCACTTCATGAGGGCGATGGGCTTGACGGTACAGTGAAAATTACCGACCCTTGCGCGCCCTCTTATCTCTGATAGAACGCCGAATAGTGCACTCACGGCACTGGTAGCAGTATCCGTCCCGCCGCTTGTAGAATCCTGTCTCGATTGGCTTGACTTGTCCGCAAGTCGGGCAAGGCTTATACCAGACTCCTCGCTCGTCCTGATAGCATCCAGAATGGATTCGCTTGTGTTCGAGTGGCGTGACAAGCTGCAAGTTTTCGATGCGGTTATCAGCGGGATTACCGTTGATGTGATGAATCTGCATTCCTCTTGGGATAGGACCGTGCTCTCGTTCCCAAACAATGATGTGCTGCATCCTTGCTCTACCAGATTCAGCATCATAGACTCTGATATGTCCCTTGCGAGTAGGCTTGATGCCTGTTCGAGTAGTTGGGTCAGTTCTTGGTCGCGTTCCGCCCATGTCAGAAACCTTTCACAGCCATAATTCCTGTCCTTCTTTGACGCCTTTGCGCAGTAGAAGAAACGATCGGCGCTCGTCGGCTCGCGACGCATGCCGGGTTTCGCGGCGAAGTTCGTGCCGCCCCTGTCGGCGTAGGTGCGGTCGGCGCTTTCCTCGCCGTCGCGCAGCGTGTTGAAGAACCGCGCCGCGCTGCCCGAGTCGCCCATGCCCACACTCTTGGTGGCGGTTCCACCAGCGTAGGAGCCGTAGACGTTGGTGGACTCAGCGCCAGCTGTGCCTCGTGTGTGCATCCCGCCGCCGCTGGACTTCCCCGTGTCGGGGAACAGCTCCAGCACCATCTGCGAGCCGTCGTGGACTAGGTTCGCGGGGAAGCGGCCCTTGTCGCCGCTCCAATTGCCCTGCTGCCCCTTGTACGTGCCGTAGATGCCACTGTCCTTGCCCTTGGAGTGCGTATGCGGGTTCTTGGCGAATACGTCATCGTCAGCACCGATGGCAACCCTGCAAGCGTCGATGTTCAGCGCGCCCACGCCCCACGTGAGGACGTTGTGTGCAACCGTGCCGTCCAAGGGCTTGCGTGCAACGATAATTGGTTCCCACGCGGGCTTGAGGCAAGTGCCCCAGCCCTCCCACTCGCGCGCGAGCTCCGTCTGCGCGCCGTCGTACCGTTTTCCGCTATGTCCGAGTCCGAGCACGCTGCCGTCTTGCCGTCTGTCTTGCGCTACTCCAAGGACCTTGCGCTCGTCTTCCGTAAACCCTAGAAGCCCTACGAGCTTGTCGCGGTATATAGGGGAAGGCGTGACATGCTCGACCGGCGCGCCTTTTTTCCTTGCACGCCCAACCTCCCAATCGCGCAACGACGCTTCCGTGCATCCGATCGCATCGGCAACTTCGGAACGGCTCATACCAGCCCGCTCACGCGCCGCCATGAGCGCGGAACCCGATTTCTTTGGGTCAATCCCGCCTGTTTTGTCGATAGCCTTCGCCACGTCCATACTCTTCGGGAAGCCCGAGCCATACACCCACATAATGCAGTCGAACACAGTCCATCCGGCATCCTCGATTGCGCAAGCCATGCGGTGAAACGTCCTCGTGCCGCCGAAGCACAGGAGGTGCGCCCCTGGCTTTGCCACACGCAGAGCCTCCTCGAAGATGGGGGTCATGGCAGCTTGGAACGCGACCATCTCCCCCTGCGTGACCTTCTTGCCGTGGCTGTTGGCGTGGCGCGGAGCGCCCTTGTTCTCGTCCGCATAGCGCTTGCCCTCAGCCTGACGCTCGCTGATCGTCTGATTTCCACTGCCGCCATTGAAGCTGTCCCACTTCGCACCCATAAACGCAAGGCCATAGGGCGGGTCGGTAACAATGGCGTCCACGGAGTTGTCCTCCATGGACGCCATGACCTCGGCGCAGTCGCCGTTATGTATCTGGTACATCTAGTCAGCTCCCATCTGCCTCTTCCATACGTCAGGGCTTATGACTAGGAGGTTCTCGGGTCTGTTAAACAACCTTCCCCGAATTTTCTTGCCGATGGAGCCTTCGACTGTGAACCACACCTGGTTGGGCTGCACGCTCGTCACCGTGCCTGCAACCAGTCCGTCAGACACCTTGCATCCGACGAATATCGCGTTGCCCTTCATGTCTTTTGCTTCGCTATCCATTGTCTCTCCTGATTTACTCTGGCAGCGGCAGGTTCTCGTCCATCCACTTGAGCGCCTTGCGCTTGCGGTAGAACACGCCGTCGACGGTGATGTCGAGCTCCCCCGCTATCTCGCCAGTGAGGAACCCGTCGATGTAGAACATCTCAAGTATCTCGCCCTCGGTCTCGCCGAGGCCGTCCCTCACCGACTGTATGGCTGCGAGTGCGCGACCGACGCGGTCTATGTGCCAGTCGCGCAACTCCTCAAGCCTCGGCAGCGTCGACATGCGCCTGATGGCCTCGGACTCCGTGGGGTTCGACGTGCCGCCTCCGCTCACGCTGACGCCCGACGCCTTGCGGTCGGCGCCGCCGCTCTCTATCTGGAATGTGAGCGCCTCTATGCGCCCGACTGACACCTTGGCAAGCTCTAGGAACTCTTTCCAACTCATGGGCATTCCAATACAGTCGCATTAACCCGACTGATTATGCCACATGACGTGGATATTTTTGCCGCTGCATGCGCTTGCCATGCATCCTCGGCACTACTCTAATCAGTTCGTGCCAGTGCTCCCGAAGCCGCCCTCGCCGCGCTCGGTGTCGTCGAGCTCGTCCACGACATCCAGCTCGCACGTTGCGAACGGCACCACCACGAGCTGGCAGACGCGCTCCCCTGCCATGAGCAGGTGCGGCTTCTTGTCGTTGTTCACCAGGGTCGCGCCGACCTCGCCGCGATAGCCAGCGTCGATGACGCCGACGCAGTTCGAGAGCGAGATGCCCAGCTTGCTCGCAAGCCCCGAGCGCGGGAACACCAGCCCGACGTAGCCCTCGGGAATCGCCACCCGCACGCCGGTGCCCACCGTCATGCGCTGGTGCGGGTGAATCCACACGTCCTCGGTGATGCGGAGGTCGAGCCCAGCGTCGCCCTCGTGCGCGTACGCTGGCGGCTCCATCCCCTTGTCGACCATGATCCTCAGCTTCATTTGGTTCTCCAATCTACATCATGCCCCGCTCGTCCATGCGGCACAGCTCCACCATGCCCGCATGCATGTTGCACCCGACCTTGTCGCAGAGGACGCGGAACCCCTTCAGCAGGTTCTCGCGCTGCCTCGTGCTCATGCCTGTGTGCGAGCGAGGTCGGCACAGGCCCATCCTGCGTGCCTGCACCCTGATTGCGTTCTCGGTCCTGTCCAGCTTGAACTCCCACGAGTCGAAGTCGCTGCCGTGCTTCTTGTACATGGCGTTGAGTATCCGCACCTCGTCGGTCGTCCACATCCTGCCCTTCGGCATCACTTCCTCCTGTGTCCCTTGTTCCAGCGGCGCAGCATCGGCACCGTGTACTTGGGCCTGCCTATGACCAGCTTGTACAGGTTGTTCAGAGCCCACCAATGGGGCTTGAGGGCAATCGTCACGGCCTCGTCGTGCAGGACACCACGCCAGACCTCCATGTCGTCGCCGTCAGAGATGGAGATGCCGTCATCGCCGACGTAGCCGAGGCTCTCCCACTCGCCGTCATCGACCGACCTGTACAGGAACCCGCCAGTAGCGGGAGTCTCGTCACCCATCGTTGACCTCCTTCATCCTCGGAAGCACCAGCGTCTCGTCGTGCTCCATCTCCCATTCGTCACACGTCCTACAGGCGTTCGGCATGGGGCAGCACTCGGGCGGTCGCCTCACGAACGTGTCTCCCGCGAACACCTTCCATGAAAAACGGCACCTGTCGCAGTGCCGCCACTTACCGCCTGTCATCGTCACCTCCGGCAACGAGCGCCATCGCAATGAGCGCAACCGCGCTTCCGACCATCAGCCCAGCAATGAACCTGCCCATCACACCGTCCCCTTCTGCTTGCCTACCACGTCGATGCCAAGGGCTCGCATGTCGCGTGGAAAGTCGCACGTTTCGTCCAGACGCTTGCAGAACGCGCAGCTGCTGTGCTGCGAACACTCGTACAGGCGAAAGGCCAGACCCCTCAGCTCGTCGCGCTCTGCCTCCAGGTTCGCTATGAGGTCGCAGAGAGACCTGCGGTTCACGTTGTCGAAGTACAAGGAGTCTGAGCGCCTTGCCTTTTCCGTTGGTGTCACCGCCCGTACCTCCTCAGCCATCCGGCGACGGTCACGGGATGGACGCCGAGCTTCCTCGCAGTCTCCGCGACCGTCGCCCTACCGGCCCTTATCTTCTCCACCCACAGCTCTGCCGTGGCTCGCGGCACGTGCTTGTGCCTTAGCGGGAACCTCTTTCGGTCTCTGTTGACGGCGCCTTGGACGACGTACTCCGACACGCCCGTGCGCCTCGCTATCTCCTCTATCGGCTTTCGGCCACGCCACAGCCTCTCGACCTTGCACATCTGCTCGGGCGTTAGGCCCTTGCGCCTCGGATACCTCTCCCTGTCGCTTGCCGCCGCCTTCTCTATTGTCGACGTGCTGTACCCGATTGCGTCTGCTATGTCCTCCACGCGTACGCGAGCGGCCCACAGTCGCTCCATCTCGTCGAGCTCGTCAGGCGTCACTTCTCCCCCTCCCAGTACGTCAGAATCTCGCCAGCGGGTAGGTTGTCGCAACAGTCGCCGTCTTCGTTCTCAGCCGTCCAGCACCCACCTATCGCCGCCTCTATGCCATTGCCGTAGTAGGTGAGCGTTTCCACGTGGAACGGGCCGTCGACGAACATCAGCCAGTCGCCGACGTTGATCGGCGTGCCGTTCCTGTCGCACGGCAACTTGACCTTGCGCTTTCGCTTGCCCATCAATCCCTCACCTTCAGTTCCTCTGGCAGCGCCTTCTCGGTCCACAGGAACAGCCAGTCCGGCACGTCGTAGAGCGGCATGCCATCTGGCGGCTCCGACATGTCAGGCATCACGCGGCAGTTGCCGATGCGACCGCACACCTTGCATCGCTTGACGAGATGCAGGAGCCTGTGTCGCTCGCCACGCATGTGCACGAAAGTGTGGTCGTCGACACACACCTCCTCGTACTCGTGCTTGTGGTCGCTGCGGACGTGGCGCTTCCTGACCTTCTTGCGGTGGCGCGGCTCCTCTGGCAGCGGGTCGTACTTGTGGTGCAGGGAGTCCTCCTTCCAGTCGCTCACTCGACCACCACTCCTGGCTCGCGCATGCGTTCCTCAATCAGCAGCTCGAAAAGACAACGCGAAAACCTCAACACGCCGTCCTTGCGCATCCTCTCTACGTCGTCGTGGCAGGCGTCGCGTATGTCGCAACCCTCGCAAGACCTGTCAGGATGCCCGTCACCCCATGCGTCCCGCACCAGCTCCCACAGCTTGGCGTTCTCGGCCCTGAGCCTCTTGTTCTCTGCGCCTAGCGAGTCGATGCGCCTGTCGTAGTTGGCGCACAGCAGGGCCAGCTGCTCCTTGTCGAATGACATTTGATAGGCAACTGCATCCATCTAGTCCACCTCCACTCCCAGCTCGCGTGCACGGCCAGCGAACTCGTCTTGCATCCATCTCGCAGGTACTCGCTCGAATGCGATTTGAATGTCGATACAGTCCAGCATGTCTTCCACCAGCTCCCGCAGCTTCGTGTTCTCGGCCTTATCCCGCGCGTGAATTGCCTCAAGCTCGACTATGCGCTCGCGCTGGTGGTCACAGTGCCTTTGCAGGTCGTTATGGGCCTTGAGCTGACCGTGGTAGCCACTGAGGTCGCGCCTGAGCTGGTCGATGGCTTGTAGCACGTCGGTTGCGTCACTCATGCTCAACCTCCACTCCCATCTGAGCCATGCGGTCGAACATCGCGCACCCGTCCTTGTAGCCGCAGCGGTCGCATCCGTATTGCCGCGAGCACTGGTACAGCTCGGCCATCAGCTCTCGCAGCTTGGCGTTCTCGGTGTTCGCTCGCTGTAAGTCGTCGCGGAGCTGCCAGATGGTGTCGGCGGCTTCCAGCATCACTTCCCTTGCGTCGCGGTACGTCGCCTGCCCGTCTGCCATCTGACGCAGCTCGTCAATCTGGGCGCTTATCATGCTCATGCGTCCACCACCTTCCTGCCACATCGCGGACAGAACTCGTAGCTGCCGTTGACGTGCTCGTAGGTGTGACCGCACTCTGAGCACTCCATGACGTGAATGGTGACGCGCTTGCCGTAGCGGCCTATCTGGTCACAGACGCACTCCCATGTGTCCGTCTCGTCGGCTGTGCACGCCCCCGTTCGTTCACTGTCCGAACAGTTGCACGAACCCAGCGTGGCGGCGATGGCCTGCTCGGGGGTGCAGCTCCATACATCCATCCCCAGCTCGCCATCGGCAAGTGGGAATGCCTGCATCATCACGCCGTTGCGATCACGCCACCTTAGCGAGCGGCCGGTGCCCTCGTGCTCCACCCCAAGCTCGTCCAGCAGGCGGCGCAGAACTTCTGTACTTGATTTCACTCCGCATACCTCCATTCGTAGCCGTATGCAGTTGGCCGCTTGCCACGGCAGCAATCTCCAATAAGCGAGCGCTTGCTCTCACTGCCCATCGCTCGCGCTGCGTCCACAATCGAATCGAACCTTGTCTCGTTTCCGTAAGCCTCAACCCTGATGACAGGGCGAACACGGGTAGGCTTTTGCTTGTGTGGCCGCTTGTTGTTGTTTTGGACTTTCATGTCAACCCAACGGCAGTTGGACGGTTCATAGTTGCCGTCCACGTCTATGCGGTCAATCGTGCATTTGCCAGTAGGCGCGTAAGGGTCATACCCAGACGAAAGCGCCCAATCCCTGAACGCCTCAAAGCTCTCGCGCCATTCGTCGCACACGGCAATTCCACGGCCACCATAGTCGCTGTAGTTCGCCTTTGATGGGTTGTAACAGCGTTGCTTCATGCCTGACCAGACGTTGAATAGCCGCGTCCCAGTTTCGCCATGGCGCTTGATGTGCGAGCTGATAAGTTGACGTGTTTGGCATCCACAGCTGTGCGTCTGGTCTGTTTGCAGGCAATACTCAGGGACGTATTTCAGATTTCCGCAATCACATCTACAAAGCCAGTAACGCTTGCGGCTATTTGGCTTGGTAGTCACACAAAGAGTTGTGAGTGCCCCGAAACGCTGTCCAGCCGCAATCTGCTTGATACGGTTTGCGCATCCGCAACTTGTTGTCTCGCCCGACTTGAGGCGATAAGCGGGAACGACTCTATATTCTCCGCAAGCGCATCTGCATAGCCACGCTGTGTTCTTGCCGAGATTTGGCGCTCGTTCTATCACAGTGAGTTTGCCGAAGCGCTGTCCAGTGAGGTTATCAAGTTTCGTCATTTTGGCCGCTACTCCAAACGAAACGCCATCGGCAGGAGGTAGCGGCTCCACGCCGATGACGCATTTCACAGTATATGAATTTGTCCGTCCAGCCGCTACCTGAACAGTCAAATTATACCACTTACCTGCTGTTTTTGCACGTTCGGGTGCTGTCACTTCGCACCGCCAGCTATGCCGCGAACAATCTCGACGAACTCATTCAACTCATCGGCCATGCGTGACCAGTCGATATGCGGCGTGACCTCGATGGTGGCATGAGAGATAACGTGCTCCTTGTTCTTGCGCACCCATCCGTCGTGCATGCTCTCGCTCCGATTATCCAATGCCGCCACGCGCTCGCGCAGCTCCGCGTTCTCGCGCTCAAGCTGCGCATGCACGGCGTCGATGGCGTCGCAGATGCGGTGGAAGTCGTCGCCTCCTATGGTCAGCACTGAGTCGTCAATCGCCAGAGAGCGTATCGTCTCACGCAGCTCGGTCGTGATCGGCGCTACTCCCTCAGCCAGTGGATTGCCAGCGCTATCAGCCATATGTCCATCGGCAGCAGCATCAGAGCGACCACAACTAGTTTCGACACGTCCTCCGGTGTCCACACCACCGTCTCTCTCTTTCCGGATTCCGCACAGGTCACCAAGGGGCGACGGCTGCTTCTTCATCAATGCCAGCGAAACCTCGTAGGCATAGCGCGTGTTGTCAAGCTCCTGCTCGTGCGCCTCCCTGATGCGCTTGCAGCACTCGTGGATGCGGTCGTCGATTCGCGCGCAGCAGTCGTGCCCGTACTCCTCAAGCGCCCTTACCTCTTCCTCGAAGCCGTTGACCATCGGCACACCTCCGTTACGACGGGAGGAGCGCACTTCTTCGCACGCCCCTCCTCCCTCTTGTAGATTCTCTCGGCGCTGCGCTCGCTGATGCCGTAGTAGTTAGCCAAGGAGAGCCAGTTCCAGCCGCGCTTGCGGTAGTAGACCAGCTCGTCGCGCTCCCAGTCGCTCAGCGGTGAGACGCCCATCACGCGGTCCATTCTTCGCAGTCGGAGCAGTGCAGGATGCGGGCCATGTCCTCGCGCCATCCGATGTGGTCGCGGTCGTCCACGAACATCTGGTACAGGCGCTCGCACGCGCCGCTGTGCGTGCACAGCTCCATCCATTCGACGCCAGTGCGCTCGGGCTCCCCTGGCGGCTCCATGCGGTCGCTAGTGCTGATCGGATACAGTGCCATCTCCCCTCCCATCAAGCGGCTCGATGTCGATTGCCGTGCTTCCGTACGTCGTGTCCTGGGCGTACAACCATCGCTCGCCAGTCTCCGTGTCAACCAGCACCATTACTGTGACGTTGTAGCTGGGATGCTCGACGGCCTCGAAGGCGAACCTTCCGCCATCCGAAGCCGTCTTGGCCTCCGCGTCCGCGCACCCCGCAAGGCTACACGTGCACCCGCAGAGGGCCAACGCTATGAGCACGCCGAACACGGCCCTCTTTATCCGCGCCATGCGACCTCCTCAACCTCGAACACACCGCCGCCGCCGAGGAAGGCCGCGACCTCGTTCAGCTTGTCGATCTCGGAGAGTGCGGCGTCCATCGTGAGGTACAGGCCGTAGCAGCGCGGCTCTGGCGCCTTCGCCCAGATGAGGTAGGCTGGCTCAGACGTGTCGGCGAGCGGCACGCCCGTGGCTTCGAGCGCCTTCTCCGTCTGCGAGTCAATCTCGGCCTGCGCCTCGCAGACCCCCTCGTCGGTCGGCATCTCCGCCTGTGTCATGGGGAGAATCTCCTCGATGGGGTCCAGCGGTGCGCCGCACACGACCTCCGGCTTCTCGGGCTTGCGCTCGACCATGTCCATGAACTCCTGCTCGTCGCGGAGCGTCTGGCACCACTTCTCCCACTGCTGCTGCGCGTTCTTCGCGTTGACTGCGGTGAACGTGCGCTTCTTGGACTTGCCGCCCACGATGCACGTGCCCTCGAACCTGTTTCGGTCGGACAGGGTCATGAGGCGTCCGTGCGCCTTGTCGCCCGCCACGATCTGCTGGCCTCCCGCCATGTCCCCTCCCTTGCCCTCGCGGCACTGCTTGATGATTCGGTAGATTGTCGGCTTGGAGACGCCGTAGGCGCTCGCTATGTCATCGACCTTCTCGCCGAGGCAGTGCATCGTGTAGGCGCTCTCCCTCTCCGACTCGGAGAGCACTCGCCCTCTTGCCATCTCTTCTCCTTCGTATGGAACGAGGCGGGCCTCGTCGGACCCGCCCCTCACGAACTTCCTCATACGGCGCGCCTGTCCACGTTGCCGAGGTTGACCGCCCTGTACTTCTCTCGGAACCTGCTGACTATCGCCATCGCCGTCTCCTGGTCCCCGCTCCTAGCCATGCGGCGCGCGAGCGAGCCGAGGTCGAACTGCGTCGTGACTATCGTCGGCCTGTTGTTCGCGTAGCGAGAGTCGAACAGCGCGAACAGCTTGCTCAACGACCACTGGCTGGGCACCTCCTTGCCGAGGTCGTCGACGACCAAGAGGTCGCAGAGGGAGTACTTGGCGAGCACCTGCTCCTCGCTGCCGTTGCCGCCGTATGTGCTGCCTATCTCGGAGAGCAGCTTCACGCTCGACACGAACCTCGCGTCTCCCATGCCACGGTAAATCCAGCCCTTCGCCAAGCGGCACGCCAGCCACGTCTTGCCAGCGCCCTGCACCCCGCAGATGTAGATTCCCCCGCCCGACGAGAGCGTGTCGAGCATCTCGTAGGACGGCTCAGCCGCCGCGAACAGGCTTGGTATGCCAGACTCGGCGACCATGCGGTCGACGAACTCCTGCGGCTGCGCCGCCTTGACTGGCTTGCCGAGCATCCTAGCCAGCCACTCGGGGGGCTCAGTCTCGTCGCTCAGGTAGAGGTCGTAGAGCTCCTCTAGGCTCACGTAGGTCTTCGGCTGCATGTCACTCCTTCCCTAAGAAAAGAGCCGCTGTTGCGGCTCGGTCAATCCTTTTCGTCTTGGCTGTTGTCACCTTGCGCAAGCCCCTCTGCGTACCCGTCCTCCCAACCAGCCTCGTATCCCTCATCGAAACCAACATCGTGTGCGTACTGGATTGCCTGCTCGACCTTTTCCTCGTCCATACACACCGCCTCAGAACAGCGTCGGCTGGTACACCGCTGGCTGCTTTGTGTGGTTGTCGGTTATTACGCTGGGCTGAGGACACACTTCCCACTTACCAGTAATGGTGTTCTTGCGCCTCCATCTCAGGTCGGAAACCTTTGGATAGTCACCACCCAACTCAACCATGCACTCTTGCATGAGTCTCCTTCTCTCTCGTTTTCCGCACGTGAATCTTATGTAGCGATATTGCATGCCCTTGTAGTGCTCAATACCAAGCTCGCGCATTTGTGCAAGCGTTGGTCGCACTGTGATTCTCTTGTCGCTTTTTGGGTCTTCCACAAGAAGCGACTTCATACCGCGAACATGCAGTTTCACACCATCTCTCAGGTATATCTCACTCTCAATGCAGCCCGCATACATGAACGACGACGCCTGATAAACGTATCCTGGCTTGCCCATGATGCCATCAGCCCATGTGAACAAGACTTTGACATTTGGCTCGTTCATGCGTATCCACTTGACCGCCGCCGAAAGCATCTGTGACTCGCTGTTTCGTGGCATGTCATCTGTCATGCACATACGACCGATCTCGTAGTAGTCATCAGTGCCCAACGATGGAAACAGACATTGGATTGTATGCCGTGGTCTAGTGCCCAATCCAAGTGTCAGTGTGCCGACCATCTGACCGTCAAGAAAGCAACCTAGAAAGTGCCTGTTAATCTTCGGAAGAGTGTCAGAGTAGTGGTAAGCACGTATCATCGAGAGCGACTGGTCGCGCGACACGTCGCGCACGTCGAAGTCGTACCTCAAATTTCACCTGCCTTGACTAGAAGATGCTTAGCTGCTCGTGATACCGTTCTTGGTCACGCACATCCATGTCCTCTGCATGGATGCTGTCACCCTTCGGGTAAGGCAGAACCTCGTACAGAAGCTTGCGTCTCAATGCCTTTCGCCGCTTCTTTGGAGCGTTGAAGTAGACGTATCGGTGCTTGCGAGGACGCTCAACCCACTCAACCGCATCCTCACCATATGTCTCTATGACCTGCGCCATCGTCATTCCGTGGGCGAACGTGGCATGGTGCTTGCCCTCCATACCCTTTACCTTTGGGTCAAGAAATCGTGCCGAGAGGCCGCAGTAGAGGAAGTTCGTCGCCTGGTAGACGTATCCGACGTGTCCAACGGACGAGTCTGCAAATGAGACGACTATTTCCTTGTCGAGCATCTTTAGGCTGTGTGCTACCAGATAGCTCGCCGCGTTCCTCGGCATGTCTTGGTGAATCCAAAGCCTGTTGAGCTCGTAGACGTTGTGAGCCTCCTCTGGGCCGCAGATGCCCTTCAAGAGCGTCGATGAACAGGGCACCCCGTAGGTCACCACCCCTCCAACGTCGTTGTTTTTGTCGCACAGACAGAACGCCATCGAGCAAGGGCACGTCCTATGAAGGTAGTGACGCTCCGTGACTATCTTCATGGCGAGCGCGTAGTCGATGCGCTTGACCTCGTACTCGCCGAGAAGGCTCACGCGCCCACCCGCCTAGCGAGACGGCGTACCGCGCGGGCGCTCATGCCGTAGTTCGCCGCCACGACCTCCGGCGGGCAACCGTCGCGCAGGACGCGCCTGACCTCCTTGACGTTCGCTGACGAGTACCCGCAGCAGCGAGGGTTGAAGGTTTTGATCTGGGCAACCTTGCCCATGGGACACCTCCCTATAACAGCGACGGCCCCGAAGGGCCGTCATCTCAGCTTTGTTTGATTCGGGACTACTCCCACAGCTTGATTGACAACGTGCCGTCATCGAGGTCGATGCCGTGCTCCTTGAGCTTCGCCAACTGCTCGCGCATCTGCTCGTGCTCGTCAATGATTCGCGCAAGCTCATGCACGTCACCATCCCAGAAGCACTCGCCTTCCAGCTTCAACTCCAAGTCGCCGTTGACTCGCAGATATGCGCTGACCGAATGGATGTTGCCCGTCTTGCGCAGGTAGCTGCACCCGCTGAACTCCGAGCGCTCGTACACATGGCCGTACATCCAGAGGTATTCGCCGTCGCCATCCTCGACCTCGTGCTCGTCGATCTTCGACGTGTCCCAGCGCGTGCGGTAGTACTTGCCCCACTCGTCAAGCATCATGTCCCAGAACGGCGACTCTCTGAACTCGTCAAAGGTGTACTCCTTCGACCACTTGGGATCGCGCACAATCGAGCGCCACCCGTTCTCGTGGACCTGTGTTATCACCTCATCCTGAACGACAACGGTAACGAGGTCATATCCAAAGGAGCTAGGGATGACCCTGAGCATCATTGCCGATACCTCGCCGACCTCCTTGCCACCCATGTTGCGGTACTCGATGTTGCCGTCCGACTTGCCGCACGTCTCGTAGGCGAGATAGAGGTCGCGGACGTTCTTTGGGTCTGGCTTGGGCGCTTCCCTCCTACTGTTCGGCACCATGGCTAGTCACCGTCCCATATTCCGTCTGGCCGCATCTTGGCGAACGCTAGGAGCTGGCACAGAGGACGCTTCGCGTTGCCCTCAGTGGCGTCCCAATAGTCATTGCTCGTCTCGTCACCAAGGGCGGCAATGGCCTTCTCAAGCACGGGGATGGACTCTGCGCCGGACATGCCATAGATTGTGCGGATGCCATTCTCGCCCAGCACGTCATCGCGTCGATAGAACTTGCCGTAGTTGTAGGTAACGTTGAGCCAGCATTCCGTGGTACCGCCGACTGCGTAGGTGCCGCCGCGCATGAAGTGCGGCTCACTAAGCTCTATCGGCGTGTTGTCAATGGGGTCGTTGAGGTAGATGTCGTAGCTCATTACCTGCCACCTTCGTCCGCATACTCCCACATCATTTTGTGAGTCGTTTTATATCTGCCGCAGCAGACCCCTACGATTGCATTGGCGGAGCATCCCGTATCCTCGCTGGCCTCGGTCACGCTCGAATACGTGTTAAGAATCTGCCCGTCTGCGTCAATTCGATTGACAGCTCTGCACTTCCACGGCTTCTTGATCGGCCTTCTATTCAGGGCTTGTACGTGATAATCGACCCATCTACAGTTCGACGGCTCATAATTGCCATTGGTGTCAATTCTGTCCAGTGTGCAAGTCCCAAAAGGTGCGGCAGGGTCATAGCCACTATTGTTGGCCCACTCTCTAAATGTTGAGTAATCAAGCCATTCGTCGCAAACGGTTATACCTCTGCCGCCATAATCCTTGTACCGTTCGCCATCTGCATTAAAGCAGCGGTACTTCATGCCAGACCAAATCCTGTAGAGCCTGTCGTAGCTCCCATGATGCTTAGTTGAACGTTCTATTGTCCGTTCCCTAAGCAGACAGCCACATGATTTGACTTTTCCACGTCGAAGGCTAGTACCATCAACCATCTTTGTGTTGCCGCACTCGCATTCACAAAGCCATACGCCATTCTTGACGTATCTAATAGCGGTTAGTCTGCCAAAGCGTTGGCCTTTGATGTCAATGATTGTTTTACTCACTCGGCATCACGCTCGGCCTTGAGCTCTTCCAGAACCTCGCGCCACGCCTTCTTGCGGCCACCTCGCATAGCCATGAGCACTGCCGCCTCGTCGATGATGTCCTGTGCGTGGCGCTCCATCCACTTGTCCATGTAGCCGTCGATGTACTTCTTCCAGTTGACCTTCGGATTGCCCTTGCGGTCGGTGCCGTAGGGGCTGTATCCGTAGTCGGCAGGCAGCGCGTCGGCGATGCCCTTCTTGACCACGGAATCGACCACCTTGGCTACCTCTTCGCGGCCAATCTCGGCGACCTGCGCCTCGATGGGCGACGTGTCGAAGCTGAACGGAATCGTTACCTCGTGGAACATGCCAGACCCTCCCTCGAATCTATGCGCTTCCTAGCCATGGCCTTGCGGATGCGCCACTCCTTCGTCCTGCCCTCGTGGTAGCCGATGCAGTAGCAGAGCACCGCGACGCCGATGACGAGCAGGTTCGCACATCCCGCGCTCATGCCACACCACACGCCATCAGCGCCTCGTCTGCGGTCTCGACGAGGACCTTGCGCGAGTAGCGGACGCAGAGCTTGCCGTCGTAGGTCTGCGACGGGAAGACCCAGCAGTCGCCGCTCCCGTTGTCGAACTGCACGATGGGCGTGCCCTCGCCGCGCTGCTCCCAGTCGATGTTCTGCTTGTCGAGCAGCTCCTTGACGCGCTCCATCTCCATGTCCCCGCGCTTGCGGGCCTCAATGTCAATCATTCTTCCTCCAAGTAGTTTCTGCCGAAGATACGGATGAAGCTCTCGTGGTTGTCCCTCTTGTGCTCGCGCTCCTCCCACCGTCTCTGGCAGTCGGCCTTGAGCCACCTATCAAGCGTTCGATCACCGCTGTGTACGCCATAACGGCCTTGGTGATGCTCGTGACACAACCAAACCGTGCAGCCCTCGCGGTCGCTTATGGGCCTGCGTGACGATGGGTAGATATGGTGTTGCTCGACGTTCGGGTTCCCGCACAGGAAGCATCCGTCGAACCTCTCTGGGTACAGGCTTGGCTTTTTCATCAGTACCCCGCCTGCGGAGTTGACCATTCGCGCTGTAGCTGAGACTCAATGAGCCGAAGTTCCAGCTTTATCGCGTTGACCGCGTCCATGTTCGCGTTGTAGATAACCTGGGCCACGTCACGCTTCTCCCGAAGCTCCGCGACTTCCTCGACCCCGTAGACCACGAGATTGATGAGCGACACCGGCATGCCTTGGTCCCTCAGAGCCAAAGATTCAGCCCTGAGTCGCACCTTGTACTCGCGCTCCGCCCTTGCCAACGCCGAACCTGTCTTCCTAAGCTCTCTTACGCATTTATTGAGGTCGTTGCGCTTGTTTTGCAGCTCCGTGTAAAGGTCGTAGTCCACTAGCACCTCCCTACATGAAAGAGGGAGGCCAAACGACCTCCCTCGCTACAGCTTTGGTTGCTTAGACTTGTATGTGACCTTCTACGTCCGTCTAGTTGGGTTGCACAAACCTCAGTCGCCTTGTCCGCAGGTTCTTGTTGTACTTCTGTACAACTGTATGGTAGACGCAGACAGGATGTGTGTACGACTTTTCGTTCATAGCCCTGTAGAAGATCGCCGCATCATCCACAAGGTCCTTGTAGTTGATACGCGCGAACACCTTCACAAAGTGCTCCCTATCGAACTCATACTCGTGGTACTTGAAGAATAGGTCCAAGCCTCTGACGATTTTGCCGTGCACCGCTGCCGTGTTGGACGGCCACGTGTCGTGAATGAGCGTGAGGATGTTTTCAAGTCTGGCAACACCGGCTCGTTCTTTGAAAATATCCCAACATACCCCGATTGGGCCGATGGTTGTCGCTGACTTACGACCAAACTTATAACCGCATCGCTCGATGAGGTCTTTGAACGCTATGGCCTTAGTGTCACCAGCACAGACGCTCGCCCAGATTATGTCCCCCTTTGACAGAGGACGCTTGTTCGTGTTGTATTTGAGAAACAAGTCAGCCTCTTGCTCGGCAGTGAGGCCCTCGCGCACATCGCAATAGATGAGCGTCGCACCGTCCTCGCCATTAAGCTCGTAGATTGCGAGTGATGTGTGCTGGCCGTTCATGACGTAATATTTTCCACCGCGAAACGAGACGAGCACTGGCTCAACTTGCTGCGGGTCGTACTCGCGCTTAATTTTGTTGACCTGCGCGCGGCTGATGCCAGTATAGCCGCGATTGAAGCCTGGATTATCGTTATCGTGCGGGCTAATGAGCTGGTCATAGCGAATCATCTGGTAGTTGCGCTTGATCGGCTGGTATTCTTTGCTCATCGCTTACTCCTTTATGCTCTCGATTGTCTTGGTGAGCGCTTCAAGAGCCTTCACGATGCGGCTCTGCTCTGACTGGCTCAGCCTCACACTCATCGTTACGTAGCGACCAATTGTCGCTTGCAGCGTCTCTCCCATGTCCTGTACGACGAGAAGCAGACTGTCTCGAAGCTCTGCCTTGTCATGGGTGAGGACCTCGGATGTGTCCCCGATGGTCGGGTTGCGGTACTGTCGCTGCACCTCGGCGTAGTGCTTCAATCCACACTGATAGTGCATCCCGAGCTTGTCTTGATAGTGCGCACCCTCATCAATCGGCTCGCCGCAAATGGAGCAGATACGGCGTCCGTCATCGGCGTACTGAGGCTTGGTAAGGACGCGGTTCGCCTTGCGACCACCACGCTTGCCACGGTTCAGCTCGGTTTCGGTTGAAGCGCATGCCTTGTGCTTGTTCTGGTCGTGCGCGTAGCAGTCTCCGTCGAGTATCGGCTTGCCGCATACGGTGCAAATCCTCGGGCGAATCTCGGTGTACGCCTTGTTGATGGACTTCTCGCCGCTCTTGACGGCCTCACGCGCGTCGATGGCGGTCTGGTTACCCTTCGCGGCCTCCGTCTCAATCACCTTCACCTTGCGGATGGTGTCGCGGCTGGTGCCTGCGAGCTTTGCGAGCTGCTCATCGGTGCGGATAGGTTCCCGTTCGTCAGAATTCTGACTAACGGGCGATTCGCTCCCACGCTTTAACGACGCCGTTTGCCGCCTTTTCGCCTCCGCCGCGTACAGCGGCTCTAGTTGCAGCGCGAGCACGCTGCGGTCGTAGGGCTTGAGGTTTCGACGCTTGAACTGGTTCTCGATAATCCAGATCTTCGCAGCGTCTCGGCTCTCGAACTCCATCTCCATCGTCCTGAACTTGATGCCGTGCTCGTCGCAGATGTTGTAGCGGTTGTGGCCGTCGATGATGGTGCCGTTCCAAGTGATGATCGGCTCGCGCCAGTCTTGGTAACCGTTCTTGACCAGCGACTTCTCAAGACGGTCGTACTCGTCATCGCTAAGAGGCGGGATGAGCGACTGGAACTCACTGTCAATCGCAATCATGCGCCGACCTCCTTTCGTGGTATGATTCCTCTGCTGAGGAAGCGGCTCGGGTTCGGTGACCCAAGCCGCTTTTCCTTTTTCCTGTCTTACATGGGCTCCAACTCGTATCGGGACCAGTCAATCGTGTCCAAGTAGCCCGCTGGCTGAGGAGACTGGTTCAGGTACTCCTCGAAGTGCGATGGAGCAAAGAGGGTCTTGGGCCTGAGAAACTTCGCCCATTCCGTCCCAGTCCACTCGGCAACCTTGTTATCTACAACGGTCTTGAAGTCATCAATGGTGAAGCCCTCGGACAGACGCGCGTTGATTAGGCCGTTGATGGACTTGTTGTGGTACGTGTAGTGAGTACCCACGCGCTCGTTGAGGTAGTCGATGATTGCCGCGATGCTCACACTGCCAGAATCACTCTGCGGCACTATATCTATAGTATCTACTAGATTATCTACCTCTATAGTATGGGGGGAACTTTCTTCCCCCCTCACGGGGGAACTTTCTTCCCCCGTCGAGGGAACTTTCTTCCCCCCTAGGGAAGTTTCTTCCCCCCTGCGTCGGGCAGACCTGACTGCGCGATAGTCGTTGATGGTGCAGCCGCGCTCGTAGTGGGTGCGCTTCTCTATGAGTCCCGCATCGAGCAGCTTCTTCAGGTTGTGTGTCACCGACTTCTCGCTCGTCTGGCACCATGCCGCGAGGTACTTCCTTGACCCCGTGAACCACGAGCTGCCGTCCTGCGAGAAGCCATATATGACCGCATAGACGATCAGCTCGTTTCCGCTGAGGTGAAGCTCGTTGACCATGAACGCCTTGATGGTGATGTAGTTGTCGCTGCTGACCTCGTACTCGCCCATCCCCTACTCCTCGTAGGTGGGCTCTTGCGCCTTGGCGAGCCAAGACTTGGCGAGGCCGATTGCGACGTCCATCTGGGCGGCGGTGATGTCCGTGCCCATCTGGTAGCCAGCGTCGGCGAGGGCCTTGGACTTGAGCACCGCCAGAGCGACCTCGCCGCTGTCCTTGTCGCGCAGAGAGGCCAATTCCGCCACGATTCCGTTGAACTCGTCCTGAGACTCCTTGGAGGGCAGAACGGGGTCTGAAATCGGCTCCTGTTGGCTCTCAGAGGCATCCGCATGGGTGTCGGACACGACCTCGGCGTGGACCTCGGTTACGTCGGGCGCCGCCCCCATCTCCTCGCTGATGTACATGCCTTGGAAGTCTGACGGGAACGCGAGCCGCAGGGCAACCGCGCGGGCGCACTTGTCGATCATCGTGCCTGGCATCGTCTTCCAGACGCTCTGGTTCTTGTTGTACTCGTCCAGCGACACCTCGGCGTAGGAGTCGGTGCGGTCGCTGCGGTGGACTCGCGCCCATCCGCCGATGAGCACCTCGCCAGCCGCCTTGTAGGTCGCCGTGCCCTCGCGCTTCCGCACCTCGCCGTTGCGGTCGAGGTACACGATGCCGTGCTCCATGCCCTTGTAGGAGGGATGGGCGTTCGCGCGGCGCTCGAACACGACCTCTGCGGTAATCATCGACGCGGGACCGCTGCCGTACTTCACGAGGAACGCCTCGCGCTTGAAGGGGTTGAGCCGCTGCGAGCGGCACAGCTCCATGAAGAAGACCACCTCCTGCGGGGTGGCCTTGTCGCAGATGTACTGGTACACGTCCTGCTGGCTAATCTGTATCGCGTCGCCAGCCTCGTCGGTGAACTGGATGACCTGGTTCTGCGCCGGAGCGAGCACGATGCCCGTTGGCGCCTGCTTGAAGTTACTCATGGTATGTCGATAGCCTTTCCTTGGCGTCGGCCTTGTCGATTGCCCACTTGCGGACGATGATGTCGTGCGCCTTGCCGCGCTCAAGCCCCATCACGCAGTCGATCTGGCTCGGTGCGAGGCACGCCTGCCTGTCGGTGAAGTAGGCCATCACCTCCGACGTGAGCGATATGTCCTTCTGCGTCAGTGCCATCAGCGCACCTCCGACACCCTCAGACCGCTGTCCTTGAGCTTGGTGACCGTGTACTCGGCGAGAAGGTCGGGTCGCTCCTCGGCGAACCTCTTCCTGTCGAACTGCGACGCTGAGGACTTCACCCACGTGACCCTGTAGACGTCTGACTGGGCCCCCTTGCCGCTGCCGACGATGGCTCTGAGGTCGTTGGCGAGGCGCTTGGCCTGCTCCGCGTACTTCCTCTCGCAGGCCTTCGCCTCCTGGTAGTCGTGGACCAGCGTGTCGAAGTGAGCCATGTTCTCTGGCGTCGCGTACTCGGTGGAGCCGATGCCGAACATGTCGAGCAGGGCGCCAGCCTCCGCAGTGGTGCCGACAATCTGGGGCAGCGCGTCCTTCTCGACGCACTCCTTCCAGAACGAGTCAACCGCCCCGTTGACGAGTCGGACGTCATCCTCGTCGCGCTCGACGCGGTGTTCGACGTAGTGCTGGCCCCCTATGAGTGCCGCGACGTAGGCGAACGTCCATCCAGTGACCGAGAGGTAGTGCGTGACCTGCGTCATGTAGTAGTCGGGCACGCCCTCCGCCCAGTCGCCCTCGCGGTTCTTGCCGACCGTCTTGATCTCAAGCACGCCCCAGTCGCCGTTCTCGTCCCTGACCATCCCGTCGAGGTTGGCGTGCGCCCACGGCCTCTCCTTGGAGACGAACGTGGCGTTGCCCTCGCTGACGATGAACTCTGGGTGCATCTCGGCGAACTTGTCGCGGATGATGGACTCTAGGCGGTTGCCCCACTCGACGGCCTCCTTGTCGGAGAGGTCCGCTGGCTGCTTGCGCCCCGTCTTCTCCATCCACACCTCGACGGGTGACCTGTAGGCGCTGATGCCCATGATTGCCGCCACGTCGGAGCCGCCGACGCCCTTGGTTCGGAAGCCAAGCCAGTCATCGTCGGACTCCATCTTGTAGGCGTCGAAGCACTCAGGCTCGGTCCAGTCGGGCAGGGCGTACCCGTCCAAGCGCATCACAGCTCGCCCCTGTCCACGAGGTTGCGGATGGTCTGCCGCGTGCGCTCGAACTCGTTGAGCCTCTGGTCGAGCCTCTCGATGTCATCGCCGATTATGCGAGACATCTCTGAGATTCGGTCGGACACGGTGCCAACCTGTTCGGGCTCCGTGCTGCGGGCGTCGTACTCCTCGATGTCCTCCATGACGCCCTTGAGGTCCAGCGCGTCTGCGGTGGCGTTGAGCATGTCCGCGACGAGGCGGCACTCCTTGGCGTCGGTGAGGTAGTCAGCTAGGAACCCGATGACGGACTCCCACGAGTCGATGCGGACGCGGTTCCTGCCGACCTTGCGCAAGGCGCAGGCCATGATGCCGAACAGTGGGTCGTACTCGTCCCCGTGCTTGGCCTTGGTCACGGTCTTGGAGTTGTCATCGAAGAAGACGACCGTCGCAGGGTCGTTGATGATGACCTTGGTGGGCTTGGCGTCGTTGCCGCCGCCCACGAAGCCAGCCTCCTTCGCCCACGCGAACAGGGCGTCGAAGAAGCTGCCGTCGATGTCTTTCGTGGTGGTGACGCTAAGCGTCGTCTCGACGCCAGACGAGCATGTGTACACATTGTCGTCTGCGTAGTCGAACAGGCTATAAATCGGCCTATGCCTGATTGCCACGGAATCGATCGGATCGTTTGGCTTAGGAAGACTCAACTTACTCCCCCTTCCCCCATGCTGGCTGTCCCCAGCACAGGTGCATGAACGCGAGCAGCGTGAGCCGCAGCCAGTCGTGCTCGGTGTCCTTGAGCATCTGCTCAAGCCTCTCGCGCACCTCATCGCCCAGCTCGTACCGCTCCACCACGGCGTCTAGGCCGTGGAGCTTCATGAACGTGGACTTCTGCATCCACACGTCCATGCGGTTGATTGACTTGCCGGTGTTGTTGACGAACAGCAGACCGCCGTCCTGCTCGGCGTTCTCGTTCTCGATCACGGTCTGCTGCTTGAAGTTGTCGAGCATGCCCTCGCTCGGGTAGCTCTTGCAGTGCTTGGACTCGCCTGTGAGCACGAGGTCGTCCACGACGATGCGCAGGTCGCCCATGTCCCTGTTGCCATGGAGCGCCACGCGCTCGCACACGACCTCGCCAGCCCAGTCGTTGATGACGTTCCTGATGCTGGACTCCTGGCGGGTGCCGATGTCCTTGGGCCGCGTCTTCACTCCGCGCCTCCCTCCACGACCCTCAGCCTGTCCGCGTGGACGCCGAACCTGTTGGGGTCGCTCGCTCTCAGGCCCAGCTTCCTCGCCCTCGCGGATATGGAGCCCGCGTTCGGGTGTCGCGGGAAGAACTTCATCAGCGCGGTCGGTCCGTGCTTCTCGTAGTTGAGTCGGAGGAACTCGTCCTCCTCCTCGGTCCACGGGTTCCAGCCGCGCGACACGCCGTTCTCCTTGCAGACCCTAAGCACGACCTTCCTGCCGACGCCGAACCTCGCGCCTATCTGCTGGGCGGTGAGGTCGGTGGTCTCGCGCAGGCGCAGGATGGCATCGACCTGCCTCCTGGTCAGCTTGCGGTGGCTCATGGCATGGCCTCCCCCATGAAGGCCGTCTGCTCGCGCCAGCTCTCGCGCCACGCCCTCGTGTCCTGCGTGTCCAGCATCCCCGCCACCGCGAAGGCGGCGAGCAGCAGTATCAGGACGATGCAGCCGTATGGCGTCCCATCCACGCCGAGAAGTCCGACTCGGTTATCCTCATGCCGCGAGCCGACCCGTTCGGGAACGTCGCGCTGAGCCTCCCGTCCCTGACGGCGCGGTAGATGCTCTGTCTGTTCACGCCTGTGAGGGACTCTAGCTCCACGGCTGTATAGGACCGCTCTAAGCGAGGGGATCGGGATTCGGTCTGGCTCGCCTTGACATACAGGACGCCGTTGATGGTGAGTGACTCCGGCATCTGCGTATCCATCCATGTTTCACCCCATTCCTCATGCGTATTGGTGCTCTGTTAAAATGGGGAACCGTCTCGGCCTTCGGAAGTTGAGACGGTTCTGAGAGGGGCCTCCCAGTTGGCGCTGGAAGGCCCCCGCAACTTCTCTCTCACACCACATTGCATAGCGTCTCCCAGAGGTCAGCCGCACGCCCGATGGCGCGAAGCCCCCTTAATGACGCCAAACCCCTTGCGTGGTGTCAGTGCATTCATTCCAGACAACGTGCCTGTTGTGGTTCCGTGTCTCTCGGTGCCACGTCGGGGACGAATCCCCCTAGCATGCCCTTGCACCTGCCGTCTGTGTCGCAGGCCTTCTTCCCCGTATGGAGGCGGGGACCACATGCGTCGCTTGGCAACTGTCCTTGCGTCGTGGCACGCGGATGCGTGGTAAGCGCTCGGGCGCGGCGTCTGTGGTGCTGGGCTTCCCCAGCGGTGGACTCACTCGAATCAGGAGGTGGCTAGACGAGAATCTTCTGAAAGGAGAGGAAGGGAAGACATCGACCTTGCGGCTGCGTCGGACGGAGTTGAGTGGGAATCCGCGCAGAAGCCGAGTGAGCCCACCGCAAAGGAAGCCCCTCCCCCTCGTGACCACGACTGGACTCCATGCAGACCCGCACTTCTTTTTTCTCGCGCGTTCGTTTCCTGCTCCGCCGGAGCGTTTGCATCGAGTGCTCGTCCCCAGTCGGGGTCACGAGAGGGAGGGCGAGTCGCTAGGACATGGTCCAGAGGTCGCTTTCTCTGCATCCCATGACGGACGCGAGGGCTATGATCTCGTCAAGCAGCCACGGGCGCTTCCCGTCCATCTTCTCGTAGAGAGAGCTGCGGCTGATGCCGATGCTGCTCGCAAGGGCACCCTTCGTCGTGTCGCGCTCGGAGACGTACGCCTCGATGTTCCGTTTGATGTTTGTCGTAACGCTTGAAACCATGTTCGTCTCTCCTCAATTTCTGTCCGCAACTTCGGACATACTCAGTATTGTCCTAACTTGCAGACAATGCAAGAATGTTTTTGTCCAGATTCACGGACACTATGGAGGGTGAGATGACCTTCGGAGAAGTAGTCGCTCTTTACTTGGATGAGCTGGGCGTTTCACAATCTGAGTTGGCTCGGAGAATGCACACTGGGCGTCAAACCGTAAACAGCATCATCATCAATGGGAACCGTCGTGCGCCAAGGTTGGACACCGCCATGCAGATTGCAGACGCATTAGGTGTTCCCCTGCAAGACGTGATTGACAGGATGAAGTCGGATTAACCCAGAACCTTGTCAGTATGTTGGCGAAAGGCAACTGTCAGTAAAGCATCGAGCCCCCGTTGCAGCGAGGGCTCGAAGGGGGCTACACCACCACTGGACGAAGGGCGGGTGGCAAGCTATGGCAAAGCGTAGCAAAAGAAGGGACTCTTGGGGGTCCATAACGGAAGTCGAGCGCGGCAAGAGGTATGTGATTCGGTACTGGGCCTCAACGGACGAGAGGGGCTACAGGAGGCATTGCGTGACCGTGAGGGGCACCAGGGCCGACGCCGAGCGCAAGAGGGCGGAGCTGATGCTCGACCACTCGAAGGACGCGCCATGTCCCACCGTTGGCGCGGTATGGCACAGATACGCCCTGCCCGACATGGAGCTCATGGTGGAGAGCGGCGATCTGGCGAGGACGACGCTCGACCAGTACAAGAGGTGGTGGAAGAAGCACGTCGATCCGAGGTGGGGCTGCGTCCCGTGCGATGACGTAAGGCCGCTCGCCGTGCAGCAATGGGTGTCCCAGCTCGGATACAGCCAAGCGACCAACGCGATGCCGATTCTCAAGAAGGTGATGGGGTACGCGGTGCGCTACGAGTTCGCGGTGACGAATCCCATGAACGAGAAGTACGTCATGCCATCCAGGACAACCGTCTCGAAGAGGGACGCGGGGACGTGGAGACTGGCCGACCTTGGGCATGTGTGGAGCAAGGTACACGGGACATGGATGGAGCCAGCGTTCATCATCGCGGCGTTCGGCGGCGTCCGCGTGGGCGAGTCCCTTGGACCTCTGGCTGGCGAGGTCGAGCACCGCGTAATCGACGGAGTCGACGTCGCGCTCGTGCCAATACGAAGGCAGGTCGAACATCATGGGAAGGTGGAGGAGCGCCTAAAGAACAGGCAGAGTTCAAGAACCGTAGCCATAGCTGGGAGTGCCGCTGTTAGGTTGTGTGATA